CCCGGCGCTCCATAGGTACGACAGCACCTTCTGACATAACACTCTTACCAATCGTTGTATCACCACGTTCAGACGCTCGAAACTTCGTGATGTATTCAATCATTCGAGCCGCTTCCATGTAGGCAACCTCGTCGCCACGCTTCTGCGCATCTATCATCTGGTCGATGAAGTGTGACCGTTTCTGATCTGTAGACATCTTACTAAGTTCCTTAGAAGAAGCTAATTTAGCAGCAGCCTTAGTAGCCTCTTTAGCATCCGAGTTAGCAAACCCACGCTGCTGCTGTGCTCGCTGAAACGCTTCGCTTTGCCCTTGTATAGACTGAGCATTCTTATGCTGCTCCTGAACCTTCAAGAAGTCTGCGTGCATCTTAAGGGCTCTAACACCCGCAGCACGCTGTGTTGGAGTAGAACGAGGGTCTTGTGCAGCCATCTGAGCTTTGTAATGCAAGTCGTCCATGTCAGCCTTAGATGTTTCAGAAATGAGTTTCCTCATCTCCGTAGAATATGCTTGCTCTTTAGTACGTTCAGTGAAGTCAGCCTTAACAGCATTGATTCTATTGTCGTAACCCTTATTAGTATTAGCTAAACCGAGCCCGGTGTTCGTAAGACTCTGCTCCTGTAGCTTCTGAGGGTTATTCGCTTCGTCAAACAGATTACTAAGCTGCTTACTACGAATATTCTCCTGCTGCATCTGGTCAGTACCCTGCCGAGTGGCATACTCCCTATCTCTATCTTGTAGGGCGTAGTGGGCTCCCATAGCCCCTCCCCCAAAGATGTCGTTGTAATCTGGTGCTGGCATTAGAACTTACTCCCCACGTAATCAAAGAATCCAGACTCCTTACCCATCCCGTACAGGGTGGCAAGTTGTTTTTGACGAAGAGCGTCTTTTGACTCTTGGGCCTTGTAAGCATTAGCTTGGCCGGTAGTATTAACACCCATGCCAGCAATCTGGTTCTTGTACATAGCATCCTGATTCTGCAACTGCGAGTTATAAGCACCCATCTGCGAATTGTAGATGTTGTACGCGCCTTGATTAGCAACGTTCACAGCGCCAGTCTCAGCATTCATGTAAGCCGGTTCTGCCTGAGCACGGAGACGAGCCATCTCTGACAACATCTGTACTTCACGCGGGCCATACTGACTACGACGACCTGCCGCTGCATCCTTACGAGCAAGGGTAGAGCTAAGGTGTTGTGCAGCATTGCTGTTAGCACCAAACATACCATCAAGCTTTGCAGAGACGTTAGCGAAGTTAGGGGTACGTGCATGTGGAGCATTAGGCATCACAGGACGTTGACCACCATTGTTCATCTGCGCCATCAAAGCATCCATCTGCTGTTGGTTCTGTGCCTGTTGACCTTTATAGTCACCAGCAGTGTTACGCATCTGTTGCAGTTGATACAAACCAGCCAAGCCAGCCATACCATTACCAATTTGGTTACCGGTGAATCTACCTTGCTGTGGACCCGCTGGACCCACACCATCACCAACACCACCCTCACCATCATAAGCATTTACACCAGAACCACCTTGTTGAGCGTCTGGGATAAAGTTCGACAAATAATCATTTCGCATATTGCTCATATCTCCGTATTGACCTCCCCCGCCCCCGGGACCTCCATAGCTATTAGCATTCATATTATTACCTGAGTCCCTAGGATTTAGTCCATAATCACCAACACTAACGTCTCCACTAGCATCGTTGTAATTACCGGGTCGTTGGGTGTTGGCTAGATGATCGCCAACAAGGCCACCAAGCTTACTACCACCCCAAGCGCCGAAAGGTCCTAACATCATACCACCCAACGTAGAACCAGCAGCCTTCCATCCAGCGCCCATAGCCTTATCCACTGCATTGGGAGCACCCGTGGTAATATTATAACCATGTTTGGCGACCAGCCCTGCAATATTACTATCGGTAACGGCACCGATACCTTGACCAAAAAGTGATCCCCAGTCACCACGATCAATACTATTTGCAGCCTGTTGGACATTGCGTGCAGCGTTAACGACTCCGGGGTTAACCCCCATAAGATCAGCCATGTTAATGCCAAGGCTTGCCATATGGTTGTACCGTTTCTTATCCTCATCACTCATTGACGAGGGAGGAGCATACTCAGCAGAAGCAGCCATAGGGGACTGACTGGCATTAAGCATACCATTCCATGCTGGAGGTGCTGCTGGAGCAGAATACATCTGAGAGAAGCTGGGAGCAGCATAACTCGTAGTATTGTAACTAGGAGCAAAACTCGTGGATTGATTGGATGGAGAATAACCACTTGCGGAATCATATCCACCAAAGGAGGGGTTATTCCAACCACCAGAATCACTAGGATTAAGTCCGTAATCCCCTACGTTAATTGTATCACCCGTGCTTTCGGTGTAGCTACCAAAGTTGGTGCTACCCCATCCACCCTCTCCTCCCCAGCCTCCTGATCCACCATCTGCACTCCCGTAGCCACTGCTATCACCACCATAACCCGCTCCGAAGCCACCCACTCCACCGCCACCACCATAACCACCGCCATTATCACTATCACCGCCATAGCCACTCCCGTAGCCACCAATACCACCTCCACCACCATATTCGGCCATATCATCTCCTTATGTTAGCGTCACAGACTTAAGTACTCCGCCATCATTGGCCCAGAGACGTACATCACCTGACGTTGTGTTCTTATAAATGGCCCATTGAGAGGCCGCTATTTCAGTAGCAGTTGGATCAGCGGCTAGGGAGAGAACTCCTGTAGCCCTACTATGTTGTGTTGTTGTTAGGTGATAGCGTTCAGTTACACCACCACCTTGTAGACTAGCCAAATCATTGTGGTTGCCCACCGCTAAAGAAGCATGTTGTGCAGCAGTTAGATGATAACGCTCTCCAACAACTCCACCTTGCATACTCTGTAAGGAACTATGAGGTCTACTAGCAATACTCGATAAAGCACTACCAGTAAAGTTGATGTTGGTCCAAGTAACGCTAATTGCACCAGTGTTAACCACCGTGCGGAGCTTCTCGTACCAATCGTTCCAAAAGGAGTGTCCCGGAGGAACTCCAATTGGTGTAGGGGGTAGAATAACCGCCATTATTTAAGTCCTATGTTGTAGTCCACTGCTACATAATACATACGGAGTGGACTGTTGTCTTCAAAGCGGAACCTAAAGCCCCTCTCTACAAACCTGCCCAGTCGGTGTATCTTAGGTTGCTCAATGCTCAGGTCAATGGTACGCTCTGTTGTGTATGTAGCATAATCATCATCAGACCAAGAGACATAGAGCAAACCAGTTGTTTTATCCGTTACAGGGATTAGACGAGACATGAACTTCTCATGGTAGGTGTTGAACCTCTGCTTAGGAGTCTGCAACACTACATCAAAGTTCACACCTAGGTCTTGGTAGGTATCTGGATTAAAGAAGTACACCCCACTCTGACCCAGTATACTGAACACTGCAACGTGCCCACTACCAGAGACAATGACGTTTGTAGCAAACTGACAAGGGAGTGTCTCGGTGGAGTTTAGACCCCATCGTGCCCACACCTTAGTATTCATGTCCAGTGCGAAGGTAAGACCATCCACTGTGAGTACGTAGAAGTCATGTCCTGCCATCGACAGCATCGTAGCTGTGAACACAGAGTCCTTCTTCAAATACCTCTTAAGCATTGGACTCTCAACCATGTCCATCTTAAAGTCTTCAAGGATGTATACTTCTGGAGAGGTTGTGCTACTCTGACCAACAAAGATTACATTGTTAGAATAGGTTGCATAACCTCCTAGAAAACCAATACTCTTAACAGGAGTGTCGTTACGCTGTAGGGGACTGGCCTCTGCATTACCAGCATCAAAGAAGTACTCTACAGAGGCTGTCCCCAGTGCAATGAGGTAGTTACTAAGTCGAGAGATTCGTACCAAGTTATCTGGAATCATCTCCGCAGTGATGAAGTCTCCAGCGGTCCACAACAAAGGATCACCAAGGTTACTGTTGTAAATATCCTGTGTCCCTGTCTTAATGAGGAACAAGTACCCGTCTAGAGTTAGGATGCTGGGTTCAAACGGGGGGAGGTCAGGAGAGAAACAAACTGCGACTGTGTTAGAGGAATCTACCGTGATTAGGGTAGTACCATCCCCAATAACAACCTTTGTGGAGCCATCATCAAAGTTAAACTCTGAGAACCCCACTTCACCTGTAGTTGTGGTGAAGGGTGTTAGAGTTGTGGAGAGTGTCCCAGTAGACCCAACAAAGATAGTGATATTATCATCACTAGCCACCAAGAGTTTATCCTGATCTTCCCAGTGATACATTCCCCGGATGTTAGATGATGCTAGAACCCCTGCATACGCAGATACACCATTCCGTTTAAAGAAGGTGTACAGGTCATCCTTAGTAGCTCCACCCTTTGTAACCTCAAAGATTCCGTTCTTAGAGATGAAGTCTTTAACCTTAGTGTTTGAACGATTGTCCAAAGAGTAGATTAGTTTAATCTCTTCTGTCTGGTAAGTACTCTGTGAAGGAGCTTTTGAGAAGGCCATTTACATACCCCGATCTGGATAGAAGAAGAGAGAGGTTCCCTCATCAGCCATAGACAAGGCAGTAGCAAGACGTTTACCAGCCTGCTTCTCCAGCCAGCCACGGTCATCTAGGGGGAGACTAAACTCATCCGAGAGGACATGGGCCAGTTGGTAAATCACAGCGTTATACCATTCTTGTGGAATGTCAGCGGTGTCTGTACCAGAGTCAAACTTAAAGAAGGGCGCTGTGTAGGTAATCACCACCGCAGTTCCTGCGACAAGAGAGGTGTCTGGTGTGGGCCACATAGACAGCACACCATACTCAACGAAGGGCTGATAGGTTACTTGAATAGGTGTACCACTGGTAGACGTAGGGAGGTTGTTATAATTGAACCGTGCAATGATCTCAATGTTGAGTCGAGTAGAGTTCCCTGGAACAGCTAGATCAGCTTGTGTTACCTTCAAAGGGTAGGGAGTGTTAATAGCCTTCCCAGTACCAATGGTGTATTCACTCTGACCAGCCACAATGGGGATACTAAGTTCTGCACGTTTCCACAAAGGCATACCCAGAGTTTGAAACTCCGCCATAATGCCATTGAGGGCTTCTGCTGCATCCGTTAGTTGTTGAGCGTTAGCTACCTGACCTTCACCAATAACACTTAGTTTTCGGTAGGAGCTATTGATGATGGCATCACGATTCATCTGCCATAAAGTCGTAGTAGAAACCGTCATTTTAATCCTTATCTGCTTTGTCGTCTAGTTTATCTTCAATGCGTCGAAACATTGTCCTGATTTCTGCAACAAACTCTTTGAAGTCGTTCTTAGGCACATAATCTTTTGCAATTTCTTCTCGCAACCTCGACAGATCAATTTTAAGTTCTTTTACCGCGTCCCATAGTTGTCTAGCAAACCAGCCCATTACGCTTAGTCCTAGACCACTTCCCCAATTAATTAGTGCCTGATAATTTTCCATATAATCCCCAAATACCTTATTTCGTAGCGGCTAGAGCGAACAGATTGTCTACATCCGCATCAGTTAGTCCCGTAAGAGTTGCCAGAGTTTGAATCAGGATGTCGTCCTTAGACACTGTAGGACTACACTCCCATGCAACAGTGGCAAGGGTCTGCTGTGGTTCAGGCAACTCGGCGAGTGCCT